ACCTGCTGCTTTATGTCCAATAAAAGCAGTATCAGTTGAATTTGCATTATTAACTATTACAGGCGCAGGAGCAGTTACGCTTACAGGAGCATTAAGTGGTACAAGTGCTACGTTTAGTGGGAATGGCGTAGGTTTGGCAACATTTGGGGGTTCGAGTTCGGGCTTAACAAATAGTTTGATAATTACTAATAATAGTAACACGGCAAGCTCAGATGCCGTTCTGACAGCAAAAGTTGGTGGGGCATCTGGTGGCAATCCACATAGTCGATATGAAATAACTGGAGTGACAACTTGGTTTGCAGGAGTTAATAATGGGTCATCTGACTCCTATGCTATCGCTGGTGATAGCGGATTTGGCAGTGCTACTTATTTCTCTTTATCTACCACAGGCGCAGCCACGTTTAGTAATTTAATAACTGTGAGTGGTTTTGGTAATAGCACTTTTTCATCAGCAGGAACAGGATATAATAAATTAACAATTAGAAATACAACCGCAGGAACAGGTAATGGCGCTCAATTAAGTATAGGAACTAATGCTGATGCTGACCAATTTTATGTACAATCATTTGCAACAACATTTACAACAAGTGGAATGAATATTGCAGGAGGCGCAGTTGTTAATGGAGAAGGTCCAGGCGGTTTAAGTATAGCAGCTACACAATCAAATATTGGATTTTATACAAATGGTTCAGCAGCAGCTAATTTAAGAATGACCATAACCTCAGCAGGTAACGTCGGCATCGGGACGACTGTGCCAACTTCACCACTTACAATTGCTAAAACATTATCAGCAAATCAAACTTATCTAAACTTCGATAATGTCACTAACACTAAATATAACTGGGGTATAAATTGGAGTGTTCTTGGTGCGACAAATATTAATGTAGCTAAAATTGAAGCTATTTATCCATCAGACAATAACATTGGATTAGCTTTTTCTACTTATGGGAGTGGTGGACTAGGAGAGCGTGTCAGAATAGATAAAGAAGGTAACGTTGGGATTGGCACAACAAGTCCGCAGACACTACTTCACTTGCGGAAAGCGACTGGCTCGGTAATCAGATTGGACTCTGATTATGGTGTAGGAGAAAGCACGGGACTAGATTTTAGTGCTAGTGGCACACAAGTTGGATTTATAACGATGAAGTCCGATAGTTCCACTAACGTTGATATGATTTTCTCTGCATGGAAAGGAAATGCTGCGAAAGAATTTTTGCGATACGACGCGGATACTGGGAATACGGTATTTCCAACAACAGCAGGTAACGTTGGTATAGGAACTGCAAGTCCAAGTTTTATATTAGATGTTCAGCAAGACCAAGTAATTACTCGTGTATTATCAACAACAGGAACTAATTCAGCATCAACACGATGGTCAAATACAGGTGGTAGTTTATATGTTGGTATTGAGCAATCAGCAACAGGAGCATTATTAACAGGAGATAGTGCTTATGCAGGAGTTATTGCACGTACAGGTGCTTATCCTTTACAATTTGGAACAAATGATGTTGTAAGGCTCACCATAGCATCCACAGGAGCAGCTACGTTTAGTAGTCAAGTTGCTATTGGTGGTACAATTGTTGGTGCGTATCCTTTATTATTGAAAGCTGCAAGTGGTGATACATTAATTTATGGTCTTTCTTCAAACGGAACATATACTTTTGATAGTTATATTGATGGCACAAGTGGTGAATTACATATTAGAAATGGAAGTCGTGATGTTTATTTAGCAAGAACTGCGGGAACTTGGGTTGGTAATTCTGATGAAACAATCAAAGAAAATATAACATTAATTGATAATAGCCTTGAAAAGTTAATGCAATTAAATGGTTATTACTATAACTTAATTGATGATGAAGATAAGAATAAGTGCGTAGGAGTTATTGCACAAGAAGTTCAAAAAGTATTACCAGAGGCAACCCATACTTCTTATAGCAAAACTTACAAAAGAGATATTATAGGCGTTGAATATGATGTTTTAATACCTTTATTAATAAATGGTATAAAAGAACTAAACGCAAAAATAACCGAACTAGAAAATAAATAAAACAATACAATGATAATAGATAATCCAACCATATCAGGATCAGCATTACTATCTGGATCTCTAACAATTACAGGTTCATTAAATGTATCGGGTAGTATAAGTGGATTAGCTAGTAATGCTGTTTCTGCCTCTTACGCTTTAAATGCTACAAGTGCATCTTATGCTCTTAATGCTACAACCTCATCGTATGCTTTAATAGCAACAAGCGCATCTTATGCTTTAGCATCAACATCTGCTTCATATTCAAACAATGCTACAAGCGCTTCATATTCAAATGATGCTACAAGTGCATCTTATGCTTTAAATGCTACAAGTGCATCTTATGCTTTAGCATCAACTAGTGCCTCATATTCAAACAATAGTACAAGTGCATCTTATGCCGCCAATAGTGATTTATTGGATGGTAGAGACAGCCTTACTTTTGCAAACACAGGTTCAAATGCTTTTATTGGAACACAAAACATTAATGGTGCTGTTGCCATAACTGGATCTCTAACTACAACGGGAGCTATAACGGCACAAACGCTTAACGTGCAACAAGTCACGTCTAGCATCGTTTATTCAAGCGGATCCAATATATTTGGCAACAACATATCCGATACACAGTCAATGACTGGATCCGTTGGGATTAGTGGTTCGTTGGCTGTAGTAGGTGCAGGGACAATAACAGGCGTTTTAACACTGAACTCTACCATTACTAACGGAACGTATACCTATACGTTACCATCAGCTACAGGTACTTTGGCTTTGACAAGCAATATTACATCTGCTATTTCAGGCACAACAAACTACCTACCTAAATTTAGTGCTGCAAGTACAATAAACGATAGTGTAATTCAACAATCAAGTACATTAATTGGTATTAATGTAAGCCCATCAAGAGTATTGCATTTATCTTCTTCGGGTTCTAATTCAGCAATAAGGTTAGATAATACTGTTTCAGGTCGACCATTTTTATTAACTTTTGATGATAGCCAAAATTTAACTTTTATTAATAGTAGCGATAGTGGTATTATTGCTTTTAATACAGGTACAGGAACAAGTACAACTAAGTTTTCAATTGCTAACGGAGGAGCTGCTACATTCTCTAGTACAGTTCAAGCAACTCAATACACCGCAACAAGTACAGGTGGAAGTGGATTACGAGTTTATGGCTCAGCAGGTACTAATCAATGGGATATTTATTTAAATAGTACAAACCTAAGATTCAGCGATAATACAGGTACAGGTTCTATTGTTTTTGATAGACCATTAAGTGGTACAAGTGCATCGTTTAGTGGAATATTACAAGTTAAAAGTACTTCAAGTAGCCCAAGTATATGGGCTGGTGCTTATGGTGGAGGTATTACTATATTAGCTGATAATGCTACTAGCAATAGGTATCTTGATTTAAGCATTGTTGATAGTGCAGGCGCAATCGCAGCACAAGGAATTAGAATTACAACAGGTGGTAACGTAGGTATAGGCACGACAAGTCCTGATGTTACAGGTTTTGGTTGGAAAGTATTAACTATAAAAGGAGGTACAGCATCAGGTGAAGCAGGTGTTTTAGAACTACAAAGTCCTGCAACTACAGGTGCAGCTAACCTTGGAATTATTGCGTTTTTAGATGGGTCAACAAGAGGTGGACAAATATATGTTCAAAGAGATTCATCTACAACCACTAGCAATATGTTATTTGCCACTAATGGTGGTTCAGGAATAACCGAACGTATGCGTATCACAGCAGGTGGTAACGTAGAAATTAAGTCAGCAGGGAAATTAATAGCATATCGTTCAGATAATACACTCTTGTAAAGCCTTGTGTGCTGAGTAATGAATATCTGTATCATAAACAGATAGCATATCAGTATCTGCAAACCCATCTGTATTCACAAAATGTGGTGCAACGTTTAAGACTTGTTGTGCAATAACTCCATAATTAAAATCATCGTGAGTTTGGTCTTTGTATTTAAACTTACTAAACTCAATATTTTTAAATATATCCCATTGACTTTCCATTGGTACAATATCTTTTTTTGTACGTTCATCTGAAAGGTTTACATTGTTTGCTGAATAATTGGCAATACCTCCGTTTGAATAAACTTCTAACCTACATGCATTTGCATCATCAAATCTTAAAAAAGTAGAACCAGTAGTGGCTGCTGATGCTGTAAATAAGTTTAAGGCATTGATACTGGCTTCTGATCCGGTAATGCTGGCAAGATTTACACTATTTAGTATTAGTGATCCGGTAATGGTTGCTCCTAGTATCATTGTGTTATGTTATTTTATTTTATTTTATTAGTAATTTATTGTGTATCTGTTAAATTTTCTGGTTCAATAGGTTTTAATGGCTCGACTATTACTTTACCATTTTCATCTGTCCATTCTGTATCCATCATGTGCTTATCTTTACGTTCTCCAATTATCATCCACGATATTTCATCTGTTGAGGTTTCGTTTTGGCTTTCTATGTAAATAATATTGCCTATAACTTTACCTTTTATTAAATCCCATCCACTTTCATTTGTTGTAAAGCATTGTATATCTCTACATAACACTTCAAATGTACCCTCTGTCATTGTAGATACTTCATCAATATTAGCTTCAGCCTTACCATTTAGTAAAGTTAGTTTACCTCTATATATTAAATCTGCTTGTGGTCCTTCAATAAATGAATGTACTAATTGATGTGTTTCTGATAGCGATGGTAGTGGATGCTTAATTCTAAATGAACCTGAGCCTTTTGATACTGCACCACTAAACGTAGCAGATGTTCCTGTTATAGCAGATGCAAAGGTTACCCCTCCTTGAAATGTCACACCAAATGAGCTTCCATCAAAGACAAATCTATCCGATGCGTTCATATGGACTAAATTAGAGTAAGTGCCTGTACTATTCTTAATCTGAATATAAACAGTGTTATTTGTACCTAATCTTAGATTTCCAACTGCTGTTACATCACTACTAAACGTTCCACTTGTCGCAGTAACCGAACCAACAAACGTAGCTGCGCTTGTTGCTTTTGCAAATGATAAAGCCATTTGCCCATTATGATTATATAATTCAAAAGCACTTGTTTCAGTTGCTGCACCTGCTCCCATTAACCATTGTCCAACTCCACTATTTTGAAACTCAATTCTCTGTGCTTTACCACTTACTCCATTTAGGTTTAATTGCACGTTCTGTGCTGCAACCGCAGTTCCAAATGTAGATGATGTAGCAGCAGTAACCGATGAACTAAAGGTAGCTGCTCCTGTGGATGCTAACTTCATTGAACCACCTACTGTAGTCAAGAATAAATTATTATCTGCTCTTAATTCTAAGTCGCTTACAATTCCTGACCCGCTTAACTGAGATGAACTTCCTATATAACCAATTGAAGTAGATGTATTATATGTGAATCTTGTATAACCCCCTGTTGCAGTATTTGATGCTATTTCTAATAATTTAGCTGCTCCATTAATGAACGTAGCTGCTCCTGTGGATGCTATGCTTAATCTACTTGTAGTATTAGTTGCAAAGTTTAACGTATTAGCAGCTGATAAATACATTCCATTTGTTGGAACTGTCGCACCGCTCGGAATAAATGCAGTAGCAGTAGCGGTACTTGAAAAACTTGCACTTGTACCTGCCAAACCGCCTAAAAGCGTTACGGCATTGTTTGTTTCAATTTTTATGGCATTATTACCCAATATTGAATTAGCAATCCTAAACTCACCTTGTTCTCCTGCTCCACCTGCATCGGTATTTAGTGACCAATGATGTGTTCCTGATGCATTAGCTAAAATAAATCCAGCAACTGAACTATTTGCTGCCTTTAATTGAATGCTTGGAGCTGATTTAGAAATGAATAAATCACCTGTAAGCGTCTTAGTACCTGCAAAGGTTTGAGTTCCTGTTGTTACCACTCCACCAAATGAATCTGATGCAGGTTGTAGATTTAAAACTGTACCTGTAATGGTCGCAGCATTTGCGTTAGCAGTACCACCGATTGCTGATAATGACAATACACCGCCATCAGCGTAATTAGGAATATTTAGCGTGTTTGAGCTGAAAGTTGCAGCACCGCTTGTACCTGTTGTAGTAAGTGTAATAGTTGCCTGTTTGCCATTGAATGTAGTCCAATCAGCTGAGCTTAATGCACCCCTATTTGAAGCACTAGCCGTAGGTACTTGTAGCGTAATTACAGGCGTTGTAGTGCCGTTTGCTACCGTAGATGATAAATCACTACCCGTTGTGCCTAAAGTCAAGGCAGCGACGCTTGTAACAGTTCCGACAAAGGAGTCAGCGTAATTAGGTATATTAAGAGTATTGGCACTAAATGTAGCTGCACCACTTGTGCCTGTGGTGGTTAGCGTTATTGGTTCTTGATAATCAGTCCCTGCAACCGCAGCAGTTAAAAGACCGCTTACTGTTTTTAATAGTGAATTACTTGCACTTTGGAATGTTACATCTCCTTGAAAATAACTATCGCTTTGAACATATAATCCATAACCTGTTCCAGCATTAGAGATTCTTAATGTTTCAGAATTATTTGTTGTACTTAAAGTACCACCTGTTAATGGAAGATAGCCACTTAATGCACTTCCATAATCAGGAATATTTAGCGTATTTGATATTAAAGTAGCTGCACCTGATGTCCCAGTTGTAGTTAGCGTAATAGTACCCTGCTTTCCATTGATCTGGTTTTGGACTTTGCCAAACGCCTCTAGGATAGTATCAGCTGCCACTACTGCGCCTCCTGTGACTGATAAGCCTGTTAATAGCTTTGCCGTTATTCTAGCATCGGTAACAATCCCTGATACTGTCGTTCTGTAGGCTACATTATCGCCTGAGATAGCAATAGGTATTATATTAGCATCTGCAACCGCTCCTGGTAGCGCAGTAAAATCCTTTAAGTAAACTCCATTTATAACTGGCATATCCTTTAATTTACAAATACATATTCATCATTTCCGTTATCTACATAAACACCCGCATTCTGCGCCCAGACATAGTAAGCTAACTCAGCATTTACTATCGCCCCATAGCCTGTAATAACTCCTGTAAATTTAACAAAATCTTCGCTAGTTCCGCTAATCTCTAAAGATTCCAGAAATCCCTCACCTGCATCGCCCTCATTAGTATCCGTATTAATCATTGACCAGTCCATCATCTCCCTAGACCTGCCTAAATCTTTTAACTGATCCCAACCTATTATTGCCTGATCTGTCGAGTAAACCGCCTCAAAACTAATCGAATAAGAATGCAACTGAGGTAACTGCTTCTGAGCCATGTCTTGCGTAGACTTGCAAGTTTTAATAAAGCTGATGCTCTCAGCTAGATTATTACTCAGCAAACACCCGACAGGTGTATCATTTATATAAAGCATTAAATCAGTCATAGCCTGTTATATTACCACTAAATTTAATAAAATCTTGCACCTCACCAACTATCTCTAAATTCTCTATAAATCCTTCACCTTGCTCACCCTCTATGCCATCGCCTGTAATTTCCCAGTCTATTTTAACTCTTTCAAGCGATTTTAAGCCTGTCCACGACATTATATTATTGTCGGTAGTCATAACACCCTCAAAGGGTATAGAGTAGGTGTAGAGCCTCCCTAATTGCGTCTGACCGCCTGACTGTGTAGTCTTGCACGTTCCTAAAAAGCTAATCTGCTCAGACCTGCTTACAGAACTTAAACACCCTACAGGAATATTGTTTATAAATAACATCATGGTCCTGCTTTTACTGTTACTCTAGTTGTAGCTCCATAATCTGGAGTTAAGGTATAAACTAAAGCAATCTCATCATCTATTATCCTACCCATAACCGCTTTACAGATGTTCTGTTGTAAATCATAGTTTAGGCTTAAATTCATAAAATAGCTATCTGGAATAAGATTTATAGTCCATCTTTGCAAAGGGTTAAAGTATCCAAATATAGAACCTTCAAAGCGCACAAATGGTCCTGCATATAACCTCTGTTTTTCTTCAACTGCTATTCTTAAAAATGCCTTACTTTCTGCATAAGGTAGAGCCAGAATGCTTTCAGATATGCCTCGCCTTGTCCATAAAGTTGTTAGCGTATTTTGATCAGGACCAAAAATAGCACCAACATATAATTCATTTGGACTATCGCCATTAAACACATTGACTGTTTCTGGTACAAAAGTAAACTTTCCATCCTGAGTAGCCGTATGCATCTCACCTATCTGGTCACCAAAATCTAAAAATATAAAGGCAGATATATTAGTATAAATAATATTGTTTCCAGTTGCCGTAGGTGCTAAAATCCTAAATGTTATATCGCCATCTAAAGGTGCAGGATCTGATAATATTATTGCATCGCCACCTACACCAACTGTTGAGGCAACCTGGTAATACTCTGAAATTCCTGTACCTGCTAATTGCCAACTGCCATTCTGTTGCAAATAATAAATATTGCCTGATGCATCTAGCGTAATTGAAAAATTCATGTAGGCAAAGAAAGCAGGATCTGGGTTTTCATACGTAACCACTACCTTTAACCTCTCTTTATTTGTTGCGCTATAATTTAAAGGTATAAGGTTATTGTTTTCATAATAGTTAGTAATATTTGGCGGATCAAATGGATCAGTCTCATCATAAAATATAATACCTCCAGTTGGCCATAATCCAACATACATCACACCCTCTTTAGTCCATCCTGAAATAGTAATTGTATCGCATGGTCCTACTGGAGTAGGTACGCAACCCAAAGTACCAAAGAAATCAGGATTATCTAGCTTTTCATAAGGATTCTGCAATT